AAGTTTTTTATAGGTTTTAGTCTTCACCTCTTCACCTTTGTTAAAAAAATAAGAAAAAAATCTTATTTATTAAATAGTTATATGGGTGAAGACTATCTATTTAAGTCTTTACCAAGTCTTCACCAGTCTTCACCTATAAAAAATAGATAAATTCCTATCTTAAGCTATCTTTTCAAACCCAAAATCACCTAAAAAAATCACTGAATAAAATATTTTACTCAACGTATCTAACCGTATCTAAACCATTGAATTTTAAGGTGTTTACTTTATATTTTTTGTATATATATTGTTCTATGGGCTTTTTATAAGCCCTCTTAATTAAGAACAAATAAGGGTAAAAAATGCTTATACATGAAAAAATTAGAGATGAAGTAATTGAAAGATTAAAACCTGCTCTTTCAAGCCAAGTTAAACGTTTTTATAGCGGCCGCATACTTGGGTTAAATCCTTCTGAACAATGTCCTGCTATTTCCGTTTATTTAGAAGATATTAGTTTAGATCAAACTTGCCTTTGTGATAGTGAATTAAATGCAACACTCAATATTGCTATTTATTTAAAACCTCACTCTGGCGAAGATGAATTAGATAATATTGCAGAGTTAATTCGAAATACTATTTATAACAGCGAATTAAAATCTGTTCTTAATATTTCATTAAAGAGTTATGACTATAACTATGATGAAGAACAAGCTGCATGGATTTCATCAGTTCTTCAGTTTGCTATCAACTATGATGAATAAGGACTAATTATGCTTAAAAAATTAATCGAGTTACGCCAACAAAAGGCAGAAAAAGTCGCAGAAATGCGTGCAATGCTTGATAAAGCAGAAAAAGAAAATCGTTCATTGGATGAAACTGAATCAGTAGATTTTGATAAATTGAAAGATTTAGTGAAACAATTGAGTGATGAAATCAGTAAATACGAAACCGTAGCAGATGAAGAACGTAATCTTGGTGCGCAATCTACCCCATTAGAAACCCGTAGCACGAAACAATTTTCAAATGATGAATTGCGCCATTATATTAAAACTGGTGAACTTCGCAATTTAACGACAGCTAACGGTGAAGATGGCGGCTATTCTGTCATTCCTCAATTAGACAAAGAGGTCATGAAACGCTTAACAGATGATAGCGTCATGCGCCAGCTTTGTAATGTCGTTCGCTTGCCTATCGGTGCGAAAGAATACAAAAAATTAGTATCTGCTGGTGGTGCAACCGTTGAACATGGCACAGAAGGCACAGCACGCAACGGCACAGCAACGCCAAAACTGCATGAAGTAACCATTGCTTTAAATTCAATCTATGCTTATCCAAAAACCACTCAAGAGATTTTGGACTTCTCAAGCATTGATGTTTTAGGTTGGCTCACTGATGAAATTTCTGAAACCTTCACTGAAACAGAAGAAGTGGATTTAACCTCTGGTGATGGTAACAAAAAATCAAAAGGTTTATTGACCTACGAACGCACAACTGAAAACGATAAAGTGCGCCCATTCGGCAAACTTCAAAAAATCGAAGTGGCGGGTGCGGCAAACATTGAGGCAGACACTTTAATCGATGCGTTCTATACCCTTCACAGTAAATACCGCAAAAATGCCGTATGGGTGATGTCATCAACCATTGCAGCAGCATTACAAAAACTCAAAAACAAGAATGGCGATTACATTTGGCGCGATGGTTTAACAACCGATGCCCCCGCTACATTATTAGGCCGTCCAGTTTACTTCTTAGAGACAATGCCGACTGGTGGTGCAAATCAAGCCGTTATTGCCTTTGGTGATTTCAAACGAGGTTACTTCATTGTCGATCATGAAACAGGCGTACGAACTCGACCAGACAACTTAACCGAGCCAGGCTTCTATAAAGTCCACACCGATAAATATTTGGGTGGTGGCGTGGTAGATTCCAACGCAATTAAAGTGATTGAGACAACGGCATAAATCATAGAGGGGCGAAAGCCCCTTTTTTGCTTAATAGGTGAAAAATGAAGAAAGAATTTGAAATCCGCTCTGCAACCATTGCGACCGATGAAGAGAATCAAAAGCTCGTTGGTTATGCGGTCAAATGGAACAGCCCTTCACGAGTGCTTTACTGTGATTTTGTAGAATCCTTTGCGCCTAAAGCATTCAGTGAAAGTTTAGCCAGTGGCGAAGATGTTCGTGCACTCTTTGAACACGACTACACCAAGTTACTCGGTCGCACCAGTGCGGGAACATTAAAGCTAGAAGAAGATTCAATCGGCTTGCGCTTTGAACTCACCCCGCCCAATACAACCATTGGGAAAGATTTATTGGTGAGCGTCTCGCGTGGTGATATTACAGGCATGTCCTTTGGATTTAGAGCCAGTCAAGAAGAATGGAATTTTGATGTAGAGCCTTGCCAACGAACTGTACAAAAAGCCGAACTCTTTGAAGTTACCGTAACAAGCATTCCCGCCTATCCTGAAAGTAGTGTAGAAATTGCTAAGCGTTCGATGGTCGCGGCAAAAGAAAAAACACAAGAACATTCTACCGCACTTTTGAAACAGTGGCTTGATGTGATGGGGGCTTAATATGTGGAATCCTTTTAGACGAAAAGAGCAACGTAGCGAGCCAACCACAATAGAAGAGCTTTTATCTTACATGGGCGTAAACAATACAGGCGCAGGCGAATTTGTCAGTCCACAAACTGCAGAATCGTTACCCGCAGTAATGAATGCCGTTACCGTCATTTCAGAGGCGGTGGCATCAATGCCTTGTTATCTATACGCACTAAAAGAAGATGGCCGAGAAAGAATCTATCGTCATCCTGTTGAATATCTTCTTAATGAAATGCCAAACCGCAGCCAAACACCGTATCAATTCAAAAATACGATGATGCGTCATTGTTTGCTAAATGGTAACGCTTATGCCGTGATTGAGTGGAATAACAAAGGCGAACCAATAAGCCTTACTCCTTATCAACCCAGTGCGGTAAATATCTTCCGTAAAGTAACGGGTGAATATATTTATCAAATCACAGACTTAAACGGGGTAACAAAAAACTATCTTCAAGATGAGATTTTACATTTACGCCATAGTTCTATTGATGGATTTATGGGGCGTTCTCCGATAACAATTTGCCGTGAAACGGTAGGATTAGGTTTAGCCCAACAACGCCATGGCGCAGCCATTATGAAAAACGGATTGATGGCAAGCGGACTTATTTCAACGGCAGAATGGTTAGATGATGCAAAAGCACAGAAAGCCGTCAAAGCTCTTGAGCGTTACAAGGGGGCAAAGAATGCAGGTAAAACCCCTATTCTTGAAGGCTCAATGGAATATAAACAATTAGGCATGACAAACCAAGATGCAGAATGGTTAGCCAGTCGCACGTTTACCATTTCCGATATTGCCCGAATCTACAATATTAGCCCGATTTTCCTTCAAGACTATTCCAATAGCAGTTATTCAAACTTTAGTGAAGCCAGTCGAGCCTTTTTATCGCAAACCTTGCGCCCTTGGCTAACCAATTTTGAACAGCAGCTAAAAGATGCCTTTATGATTGATTTAGGTAGCAACAGTAAGAAACGTTACTTAATCGAATTTGATACAAGCGACTTATTACGCACCAGTCAAAGCGAGCGTTTCAGTAGCTATGATGTAGCAATCAAAGCGGGTGTAATGTCTCCAAATGAAGTTCGCCGCCGTGAAGGTTTACCGCCTTATGATGGTGGAGATGAATTTAGCCAGGCTTGGAAACAAACCGTAGAAGTTAAACGCGGTGATGAACAAGAACAGGGGGCAAGCAATGGCGAGAATGCTTAAGGCGGGGAAATATAATAAGGTCATCACCATTGAGGCGAGAAACTATCCCCGAGAGCGAGAAACCAATTTACACGGTGAACACAAAGCATTTTGGAAACATATTGCAACCGTCCGCGCCAGTGTAGAGCCATTGCAAGGGCGAGAGTATTTTAGTGGCCCGTTTCAAATGGGTGAAAACATCATCCGCATTCGCATTCGCTACATTGAGGGCATTACAAACAAAATGCGAATTAAATACGGTAAACGACTATTTGATATTTATTCGGTGATTGACAGTATGGAATCACACCGAGAATTGCAGTTAATGTGTAAAGAGGGCGAGGCTTATGGAGAATATTAATTTAACCCTAGATGACATCAAAGCGCATTTAAATCTTGATCATGATTTAGATGATGAGTTACTAGAAACTTATAAGGTCGCTACATTGGAAGTATGCCAAAAGCATATTGGCAAAACCTTTGGTGATGAGGAAACAGAAAATACCGTTCCGTTTACGCCATCAATTAAAGTCGGCTGCTTAATGTATATTGCCTATCTCTACACAAACCGTGAGGCGATAACAGATTTAGCCAATCTTAAACAAGCACCCATGACGATTTCCGCACTATGGGAAGTCTATAGAGAGCCTTGCGCTTACTAAGGGTGTAGCTATGCCTTATCAACCATTAAGACGTTGTAGTTATCCTGGGTGTAGAAACAAAGTGAAGTCGGGCAGATGTGAAGAGCATAAGCCAAAGGATAACCGCCCAAACAGTCGCGCACGAGGTTACGATCATAAGTGGAGCAAATACCGCGAGCAATACTTAAAGCATCACCCTCTTTGCGTGATGTGCTTAGAGAAAGGTATCTACACGCCCGCTACAGTGATAGACCATATTAAGCCTGTAGAGAATGGACAAGCAGACCCGCTATTTTGGGTTGAATCTAATCACCAAGCACTTTGCAGAGATTGCCATAGCTATAAAACACGAGTAATAGACCAACGCGGATTTGGTGCGAAGAAGTAAACCGTTTTGATATCGAAACAATTAAAGCATGTCCATATGTACACAGTTGAGTTGTAGTCATATGGTAACAACTGAATGATGGTGATATATCCACAGTTGATTTGTGGTCATATGGTAACAGTTGAGCTAACCAATCCAAATTTGGATTGGTATAAATTTTGAACAAAAGACAATTTGAACAGGTGGGGGGAGTTTTTGAAAGAAAGTGGCAAGCCTAAAGAACCGCCCGCCCCCTTTAATTTTTATGCAAAGTAATTTTTTTGAAAATAAGGAAACACAATGACAGCCAAAAAGAAGAATTTACACACCCCGCCAAGTTTTTTAGATCCGATTGCTAAATCAGTATGGAAAGAGCGCATCCCTCAACTTCTTGAACGTGGCGATATTCAAGATGCCGATTTAATTCACCTTGAGTTATATTGCGTGAACTATTCTCTTTTCCGTGCAGCCGTTGAAGATATTCACAAAAACGGCTTTTCAATCGTCAATAGCCAAGGCACGCAATCAAGAAACCCCGCATTATCCGCGAAAGCTGATGCAGAAAAAGTGATGGTGAAAATGTCCTCATTGTTAGGCTTTGATCCAGTTAGCCGTAGAAAAAATCCTGTTGAAGTTGATTCAACCGATATGATTGATGAAATCCTCACAATGTAGGCTAAATATGGCAATCTGGCACGCATACGCAGAGAAAATTCAATCAGGTGAAATAGTGGCTTGTAAGAAGATAAAGCAAGCCGTAGCGCGTTATTTTAACGATTTAAACAACCCCGATTATTTCTTTGATCAAAGTGCGGTAGAAAAATTTATCGCTTTCTCGAAACTATGCCCACACGTTAAAGGACACTTGCGCGGTGAGCCGATTATTCTTTCAGATTGGCAAGTTTTTCTCTTTGCCAACATTCTGGGATTTAAACGAAAAGATACAGGATTAAGAAAATATCGCTCTGCTTACGTTCAAGTGGCAAGAAAAAATGCCAAATCAACGGTAGCCGCCGTTTTGGCAAATTGGTTTTTAGTGATGGAAGGCGGACAACAGGATATATACACCGCAGCCGTGAGCCGAGACCAAGCCCGAATCGTTTTTGATGATGCACGTCAAATGTGCTTACTTTCGCCCTTACTGAAAAAACGGCTCAATATTCAACAGCACAAACTCATCAACCCTAAGAACAACAGTATCATGCGCCCATTGGCTGCTAAATCTTCAACCATTGAAGGCACAAACCCTAGTTTAGCGATTGTTGATGAATATCACCTACACACGGACAACAGCGTCTATAGCGCATTAGAACTAGGACAAGGCGCACGCCCAGAAGGTTTACTCTTTGCTATTACAACCGCGGGAAGTAATGTGATTTCGGCTTGCAAACAGCATTATGATTATTGTGCTCAAATCCTTGAAGGGAATGAGCAGAACGATAGCTTGTTCGTATTGATTTTTGAACTAGACGAAGAAAACGAAATCGACAAGCAAGAGAACTGGATAAAAGCCAATCCCAATATTGGTAAATCTATTCCTTACCTTGATTTTGAAAACACGATTAAAAAAGCGAGGGGGATTCCTTCCGAATGGGTAGAAATGCTTACCAAGCGATTTAATGTATGGTGTCAAGGCACAACCCCGTGGCTCGGCGAAGGAAACTGGGCGCAATGCGAACGGCAGTACACCGAAAGTGATTTACTTCACCAAGATTGTTACTTAGGGCTGGATTTATCTAGCACCAATGACTTAACCAGCCTTTGCTATACCTTTCCACAAGGGAAGAAAGTGCGGTTAGTTACTCGGCATTATATCCCCGAATTTCAACTTAATAACGTGGCAAATAAAAACCGTGCGATGTATCGAAACTGGGTGCGTAGTGGCTGGCTGATTGCAACAGATGGCGATTGTATCGACTATGACAAAATCAGAGATGATATTTTGAAAGATGCACAACGTTTCAATATTAAGATGATTGGCTTTGACGTATGGAATGCAACCCATTTACGCACACAATTACAAGCGGCAGGGCTTGAGGTTGAACCATTCCCGCAAACCTATCAACGATTTAGCCCAGTGGCGAAAAGTGCAGAAGTGCTAATAAATAGACAGATGATAGAACATCATGGCGATCCAGTGCTTACCTGGGCGCTATCCAATGTGGTGATGGAAACTGATGCCAACGCCAACATTAAACCAAACAAGAAGAAAGCCGCAAACAAAATCGACCCAGCCGTAGCGTTTTTAATGTCTTTCGGCACTTATCAACTTGAATATGGTGATTTGATTTTCGAGCTTTCAGATGAACACAAACACGCATTAGAACAATTTAATGGTATTGATTTATAACTACAGAGGGAAACTATGGCAGTTCAAATAAAAGGCTTAAAAGAACTTGAGCAAAACTTAAAAAAACTAAACAAGGATATAAACAAAGTCGCTGCAAAAGCAATTAGAAAAGGACTAAATAGCGCGGCCAAATCGATTGAAAAAACAATCAAGCCGAATGTTCCAACATTGAAGAGTAGCACTAATTTCCGACAAAAAGGAACAATTAAAAACAACGTTCGACATAAAACAAGGGTAGCTAAAGATGGCTTAAGTGGTATCACTGCAATTCGAGTTATGCGAACAAACGGCCGTAGAATGGCGAAAATTGGGGAAAATACAAAAGATAAATCAGATCCGTTTTACTGGTGGATGGTTGAATATGGCACAGTAAAAATGAAAGGTCGTCATTATATGGAAAAAGGCTTTAAATCTGGTGAGGCACAGGCTCTAAGAATCGCAAAAGAAGTTGCAGAAGAAGAATTAAAAAAAGCGTTCAAATAATAGAAAAGCCCGACATTTCACAATGTTGGGCTATTTTGTCTAAAAACTTACATGCAGGACGATGATTAGGCATTCCACTCCTTAAAGTTTGCGGCAAACTTCCGAAAAAGTAAGCCGCTCACGTTTAGAAGACTTTGAAAATATTTCTAAATTCAAAGCGAGACTATTATAAAACTTTTCTGATGAACAAAAAATAGCCGTAGCTTAACGCATCTAAACTTTGATAAAATAGAGCAAGAAATAAACAGAGAAACGAGGGGAAAAGTATGATTAAATCCGTTTTATCCGCATTTGGTTCATTTGTATTTTCTGCTTTAGATTTTTTGTTATTTTTGGCTATATTGCTTTTTGTTGGCTTGTTGGTTTTCATCTTTTGGCCAATATTAAAATGGCCTTTACTGGCTTTTCTAATAGGTGCGATCACCTTCTTTTGTTATCTAATATACAAGATAAAAGAAAAACCAAAACCGCTAGAACAAGACGAAACATTATCCGGCTGGGCAGAACAAGAATTACAGCGCCCTATCATTCAACGGATTTTACAAAAACAAGAGGAAAATAAACCGTTCATTAGCGGAACGATAACGCATATTGGAAATGACGGAAAAGAAACTCGATTAGGCAATATCACTATCCATTTAAAGTAAAGGAATAATTAATCAAATAAAGCGCATCTAGGGTAGCTCCCGAAAGCAAGAAACCTTATCTTGTTGGTGCGCTCCTACCAATAAGGACAAATGCGAAAGGGGCGTTTATGGTTAGTCAAAAATTCTTACCTAAAAAGGCATATTCAATTATCGATGCAGTTAAATATATATCGTTAAATTACAATATCAATATTTCAGAATACGATTTGTTAGAATATATTCAGTCAGGTGATTTGCAAGCCTCAATTCATCTTGATGGCAGAATAAATAAAATAGATAGAGTAAATAAGCGAGAAATTCCACATAATAAAACGCTAAATATTCGAAATGAAGAAATATTTTTACAATTCAACCAAAAGGACACAAAATCAAAAATAGAACATAATGAAGATTTTAATATTTATCAAATAAAACTAAACCATATTTATTTTAGTATTGATATTATATTAAATGATTGTTACTACCTCCCTGAATATTTTTCAGAAAATGATGAAATAAAGCTTTATACTGGAGAACTAGACCGTTTTAGAAATCTTGTTTTTAATGGCTACTTTCCTCTTTCTAAAGAGGTATTTGAACCATACAACACAATAGAATTGATGGAGTGTGGTTATATAGACGAATTTCCTGATATTTATGTAAACACCTTTTCTGGGCTTTATCTTCATTTACCTATATGCGAAAACAGAACAGAACTGTATTTAGAAGATGTTTACATTATTCACGAGGATATGATTGAATTTTTAAAATTATTTTCCGTAATTGATGATAGCTATGAACAGCAAGAAGAAACTCAAAAATTAAAAAATCAAATTAGAGACAAGAATAAACAAATTGAAGAATTACAAAAACAGATAGAAAAGAATAGTAAAGTAAAAAAATCAACTGCATCAGAAAATAAGAAAAATGAATTTATTAAGGCTCTACTCCAAATCAAATATGGTGCAGAAGTCGCCGAGAATCCACGCCCACACGTTTACGATCCAAATGATAGCTATAAAGGCAAAGATGGCGTAATACAAAGAGATTTTGAATCAAAAGGGCTAACCAAGCATCTTCCTAGCGGGAAAACATTAAAAAGCTGGGTAAGTTCAGTTGAATTAGATAACTAATTATCCCTAAATCCGGAAAATTCTGGAAAAATCTGGAAATTTCCAGTTTATCAAATCTTCCTTCCTAAAATACCTATCGTTCGAACAACTCAACGGAATAGGACGCTATTCCACAGTGTTAAACAAACGATAGGTATTTTCTTATGAATCTAAATTTAAATCCAAACCAAAAACTAATCTCTGGTGAAACCGCTTGCCATATTGTTGGCTTTGGCCGCACCAAACTCAACTTGCTTGTAAAAGCTAAAAAATTTCCTCAACCGATCCGCTTTTCACAAAACTTTGTCCGCTGGGATTTAGAAGAAGTGAATCAATGGATTGAAGAACAGAAGGCTGCACGTGCTTAATCATTGGTTAATAGAAAAGAAAAACGCCATAGCAAGGAAAAAAGAACTATGGCGTAACAATTTAGAAACGATTCTAATTTAAGGAGGTAACCATATGGGTGGTTACAAAACTATTTTATCAGAAATCTTTATAAAAAACACTTTACAAAGTGCGGTGAAATTTGGCATTATTTTCTCGCAATCAGAAAAAGTGATTGCCAGCCGTGGAAAGCTGAATTTATATCTGGCGAACGACAGCACGCCATTAGACCGTGCTTTTTTTGTTCGTGACATTCGCACACCTAAAGAATATGCGGATTTTGTTTTCAATCTAAATCCGATCATTCTCTCAATGGTAGAGCGTAATGAGCCGTCTTTGACGGGCTGTCTTCCAGATATGGCAGTTTTCCACCTTGTTACGTTCTACCGCCCGACCGTGGAAAGTCTAGCGGTAGATTCTGAAAATCAATATCTGGAATCTACGCAAATGCATCAATTCATTTTCGCGCTTATTCGCGCACCTCAAATCAAAATCAGACTTCTTGCCGATAATGAACAACAAGCACGCTCACGTTTTACTGATGGCGATACCTTGTTATTTGTTGGCAGAATCAACCAAAGCCCTAAACTTACACCAACGGTGGATGTTAAAGCTGAATCTTACTCTGTAAAAAATCACAGCTTGCCAGCAGGGCAGAATGTGGGTAGTATTGAAAGCACTACAACTATCGAGGGCAACCGCAACCCTTATCAATGCGGTATTTTTTTACCTAAAATTCATTCCTTGCACGTTCCTAAAAAATTAGGTGCGTTGTCTTATATCGAATTTGCGGTACAGATGATAAGCCGAAATAAGGCGGAGTTTATCCGCACGAATAAGGCTAGCCGTTCGATAGCGGTAGTTGAGTCTGTATCGCACCCAATTCAGGGCGATACTCTTACATTAACTAAATCTATCGGAAATCCAACAATGAAAATCTACCCCAAAAATAACCGCACTTTAGCGGCACTGCCTACCCTTTCTGTATCTGCAGCACAAGGGGGCGCAAATGTTTGATCAAGCCGTTCTAAAAGCACTGCAGGATAAAGCCAGTTTTAACGAGTTCAACCCTTTTTCTCGGATAGCTAAAGCGACTAAAAATGATTTAGAGAGCTTACGCAATGAATCTGAAATGTTATGTGAATCTATCGAATATGGATTGATGCACTTAGGCGACTTAATGCAAACCTTAGGCAATCTTGCCGACACAGAGCAGGATTTTACACGCGAGGCAATGAGTAACGATAACGTGAAACATATCGGTGGCTTGATCAAAGCTAATGCCTATCTACTCAATGCGTTGAGAGAAACTGCAGAATTAGCAGACTATTACATTCCCAAAAATAAGGGGGTGGAGTGATGATCAAACAAGTGAACCTACCCTATCAATTAATCTTTGTTTATGACGATGGCGAGCAGTTCATAGCGGGCGAATATGGCACGCTTAGAGAGGCGTTACAGGCAAAAATCAGATGTAAGCACGAAATAGGGCAAGCTGATATTTGCGGTCGAGTGTTAGAAGTGATCTCGGTTTTGATAGGGGAAGACAATGAAAGCTAAAAAAATCAAAGCATTCAAAGCACCATATACACCGACACCCGAGCAGTTAGAGAAATCTTACAAACGCATTAAACAATTCTTAGCCTTTGCAGAAGATTATCTACACTCTGGACACTACAAAGGACTGGCGGCATCAATCGAACAAATCAAGAAAGCAGCAACAATTAGAAAGGTGGCACAACATGAAACCAAGTAACCCAATGCAACAACTTCAACAATGGAAAACGAACAACGGCAAAAGCAGCGAACGCAAAAATGCGTCCGCTAAAAGTTCGGTTAAAAATTTAGGTAACCTCAAATTTGAGGAGACCTCAAAAACACAACAGGAGACGCAAGGCGAGACCAAAAACAAATATCAAGGGAAACTCTACGCTAATCCCTTATCTTTTAAATTCGCCCAGCTGTCACGCCAATTCAAGTTGATTTTAGACAGTAACCGCAAGTGTTTAGAAGTCTATCCTGATGACTTCCATCACAAAATCAAGTTTAGAGATGAACTTACTGATTTAGTGGTGAGATTAAAAACAGGCGGAAAGTTATTTAATGAAATGGTTAAGGCGCAAGGTGCAAAACTTAGCTCAAATAACCAAGAAACAATCAGAAACTTTAATCAAGCTAATGACTACTTAATCCATAAGTTCGGTGAAGTGATAAAACAGATTGAGCAGTTACAAGTTGAATATGTTAATTCTGTAGTTTTACTCAAAAATGAGAAAAACTTAATCGTTAGCGAGGGTAAATAAGATGGATATGAATCAAAAACTAGACTATTCGAAATTAAGTGCTCTCGAATTAAAAGCGATCGCAATGAGTTATCGAAATATGCTTGAAAATAAAGGTGAAACCTTTCATTCGTCTTTACCTTATTTAAATGGAGCAATAGAAGTATTAGCTGAGGAATTAGCTGATTGTCCAGCAATGAATATTGATGAATTAAAGATTCTTCATGATGAACTCTTAATGGTCAATAAGCATTTATTACAAATGGCACCGAAACCACCTTCATCTAATCCAGAAGAAATAGTAGCAACTTTAACTAATGATGAGATTATTGATGGATTGCTGAAAAATAGCATAGCGCTCTCTTTAGTTAAAACCTTTAAATACTTTCAAGAGGTGATCGCTGACCGTATCAATGCTATTGAAAACGGAGTGATTAAAGGGGTGAATAATGGCACGATTAATTAATGCACCGCACCTTGCGGATCAAATTCATGAACCTTACTCTGATATTTTTATTCTTGCTGGGCGTAAAGCCTGGCAAGCATGGGATAACGGAAAGGGTGAAGAATGGCTCTTGTTATGTTCTTTAATTCACGGATTAGACAGCACTATAAAACCAGTTATTCTTGCTGAAAAACAATTAGAGAATATTTCATCTATCCGCATAGTCAAAGAAGATCAACAATCAGTAAAACTTGTTCAATATGGTGAGCTGGCACAAGCTGAAATAACGGCTATTTGCCAAAACTTAGCTAAAAACTCTTATGCAATAGATGTCAAACTTCTTGATGCTGCCGCGCAGACTAAAGAAGATTTAAGTGGTTATATTCAACGCTTACGCAATGATAAAGATACTGCAGATCTCGCAGAGCAATTAGCACCGCCAGAGAAACTAAAAGAAAAAGACGGAACGAACAAAAAATCACGAGCCTTTCAAAAGTGGTTAAATTTAGATATGGCACTACAGCGTGGTTGCAGAGAAATCTATGCTTATGATGGCAAAACGTGGAATAAACAAGAAAATGATGACTTGGAAGAGAAAGCAGTTAAATTTCTTGATGAAAATGAATTTAACTACAGCGATTCTACAATTGATCGGTTAATCAAGACATTAAAAGCCCAATTGCCAAGAATGGGAGAAATGTCTAACGATTTGATAGCCTTTGAGAATGGTGTGTTAAATCGCAATACAATGGAATTTGAATCGCATAATCGGCAAAACTGGCTAACCTCTTGTATTCCTCATAAGTATGATAAGCATGCTACAAATACACCGCACTTTGACAAATGGTTGAGCTTTGTATCTGATGGAAACAAAGAGAAAGCAAGAAACATTCTAGCCGTTTTATATGCGATCTTAACCAACCGTTATAATTGGCAAATGTTCTTTGAAATTACAGGAAAAGGGGGAAGTGGTAAATCTGTGTTTGCCAGTATCGCCACTTTATTGGCTGGTGTAAAAAACACTGCATCAAGTAACTTAGAAAAGTTCGATGATGAACGCGGACTATCTGGACTTGAAAATAAAACACTGATTTTATGCCCAGAACAATCAAAATATGCTGGAGACGGCAGCGGTTTAAAATCTATCACTGGCGGGGATACTGTAAGGGTGAGATATAATTATCAAGATCCATTTGATGTAAAAATCACGGCCCTAGTTATGCTGATAAATAATAGGCCTTGTTCATTTACAGAGCGTTCTGGTGGAGTTGATCGAAGACGCGTTATTTTTGACTTCAAAAAGATAGTACCAGAAGATGAACGCGATCCGCATTTTATGGATAAAATCACTCTAGAAGTAGGCGGAATTATCCGCAAGGTGTTTGATTCATTCCCTGATCCAAATGATGCGAAAAAGGCTTTAAAAGCACAAATGGAAAGCCAGGAGGCGTTAGAAGTTAAAAAACTATCAGATCCACTTACAGACTTCTTCGGTTATTTCTACACGACAGAACAAACAGATGGGCTTTTTATTGGTGTTACAAACATGGGATTAGACAAAATAAGAACGCACCTTTACCCAGCATATTTAGCCTATACAAAGGCAATGAATATCGGTGAATTAGGGCTGAACAATTTTGTAATTGGGGTTGAGCAAGCCTTAAAACAGAATGGTAATAAACATGATTTCATGAAGAGACATACCAAAACTGGACGCAGGACAAATATCCATTTTAAGGATTTTGATAGTTTTCGAAATGAGATGTTTAGTTAAAAATAGCGGGTTAAAACCCGCTTTTTTATTGAGTGTTCACCTTTTGGTGAAGACTTGGTGAAGAGTCAAATGGGTAGTCTTCACCACTTAACACATTGATTTATAAATAAAAAACACTAAAGGTGAAGAGGTGAAGACTAAAACCTATAAAAAACTTTT